TGCCGAAGCAGCAATCCGGGCCAAAGCACAGATTCATAGTCCATCCAGAGTATCAGATAAGCTTGGTAGTTATTTCGGAATTGGGTGGGTTAACGCAATACTGGGAAAAGTCAAGCTTGCGAGAAAAGCGGCAGCACAACTGGTGCAAATACCAGAGTTGGCGACCATACCGGATATTGGTATGAACATCCGGACAGATATTAATGACTTGGAGGACAATTATGAGTATACCAGAAATGGAACTTATACCATTTATGTTCCGGTTGAAATTGATGGAAAACAGGTCGCAAAAGCATCAGCGGTTTATACACAGGAGGAGCTTGAAAAGCTTGATAAGCAGAATAGAAGAAAGAGTGGAGTTAGATAGAGGGAGGCAAGATATGTATAAATTCATAGACACGACAGAGAGTCAGGATAACACAGAGTTGCCTTCCGAGGCACTCTGCATTAATGGAATATACATCGAAAATGAAATTGAGGGCTATAGGACCTTAAGCGTGGAAGGGCGCGAACTGTTAGAATCTGAAGTTAGCAATATTCAGATTGGGAATCAGGATGGCAGACGCTATAAGCAGAAGAGGGATGAATCTCGGACAATTCAAGTGAATTATCAGATGCTCAGCAACAGCCCGGAAGATTTCCGAGAAAAATTTAATAAGCTATGTTCTCTGATCAGTGTAGAACAAGCAGAGCTGGTTTTTCGAGATGAGCAGGATAAATATTTTATCGGCACAAAAGAAAGTGTTGGAGACGTAGATCCCGGAAGACTGAATGTTGTAGGTAGCTTTTCATTTATATGTACAGACCCGTATAAATATAAAACAACGGAAAAGACGGCAACGAACAATGGGACAGCTACGGAAATTACACTGAAAAATGATGGAACAAAAGCAGTTCCAATCAATGTCACAGCTCTTATGAAGTCCGAGAATGGATATCTTGGATTGACTCTGGATGACCGTTTTTACCAGATCGGACACCCGGAAGAAGTAGATGGTGTGAGTTATGAAGCGTCCGACCGATTATTTGATGACCACTTATATAAGGACTGCGGTTGGGCGCTTAACCAGGGAATTACGCCTCCGGTCACGCCGGAGAGACTGCAGTCGGGTACAGTGGCTTATGTTAAGGAGTCTGGAACAGAGGGATACGTGAAAGTATCCAATTATAAGACTGGTGACAGCTGGCATGGAGCAGCATTGACTAAGACAGTGCCGGCGGACGCAAACGGCGAATACCCGGAGAACTGGCGTTGTGACTGGCGTTTTGATTTCAACACAGTTGGGGCTGGATCTGATGCAGGAAAGCAGGTCGGACACAATTCTGTAACATTCTCGGATACAGATGACAACATCATCGTGTCTGTGGTGTTTGAAGACAACAATGCGTCTCTTGAAAGGTCAGATATGGCAATCTATATTGGTCAGAAGCGCGTTTGGGATACCAAAAACACTACGAAGTTCTATGTGACGGGACGCGAAGGTGATGGTGCTTGCATGCGAGTAGAAAAGATTGGAGAGAACATTACGGTCAAATTCAGTTACGCTGGAATCAGCAAGACCTTTAAGGCGGAGGATTCTTCGGCGAAATTGAGGAAGATTACCTGGTACGGTGCAGGATACAAAACGAATTCGACGATTCGAAACAATCTATTAAGAGCGATTAATGTGGTGAAACATAATGTCCAGAAGTATGATGATATTCCGAATTATTTCCAACCGGATGATGAAATCTACCTAGATGGAAATGCTAATAAATTATACATTAATGGGATTCTGGACTGGGATACCGTAGACATTGGAAGCCGGCCGTTACTTCTTCCTCCGGGAGAACACACGCTCGGTATTGTAACATCAACATTTTCACAGATACCGGAGGTCACAGTAACTTATAGAGAGAGGTGGTTATAGATGGAATGGTTCATTATCGGGCGTGATATGCATGTATTGTGCAACCCGTCTACAGATACTCCGGACAGTCTTCAAATTGATGATAGTGGGTCTAATCAAGGTCAGATAATTTCACTCACTAACAATGTAGCAATCGGAACTTATGATTTTACGACATTTCCCGACCATGAAGATGTTAAGTATATTACGGAAGGAAATTATATTGCTTTTAAGGATAAATACGGAAAAGACCGTCTATATACCATCATGACAGTTGAAGGAGACGATGAATTAGATGTGCATTGTGAGGATATTGGTCTAGACCTTATCAATGAGGTTGCGGGAGCCTGGAATGTGTCGGCAGAATCTGTAGAAAATACCATGAATCGATGCTTACATGATACAGGTTGGGAAATCGGTATCAATGAGATCCCAGATCGCAAGAGAGCCACAAAATACGAAAGCAAGACGGATAGTCATCTTGCCAGAATCGGTATGATCATGAATGCATTTGATGCAGAGTGCGAATTTGTGATTGAGATGAATGGAGCGACTGTAACAAAGCAGATCGTGAACATCTACAAGACAATTGGCGAGGATAAGGTTCAGCAGACATTTATTGATGACATCAACTTAGTTGCCTTGACCAGAAGCGGAAGCATCGAAGACTTGTGTACCTGTCTGATCTGTTACGGCAAGGAAACGGATGGTGTAGTGACAAACATTTCTTCCATCGAATATGATGACGGAAAATACTATAGTCCCAAAGGTCATATCCGAATCTACGACCGAGAGGCACATCAGAAATGGTCCAGATTCCGAGCTTATGATTATGTAGGACAGGGAGAATTTGACGGATATATCAATGGAGCATTCCAGTATGATACGGATTCTCCACAAGAACTATTTAACAGAGGGCTGTCAGAACTCAAGAAGCGGAATGATAAGAAAGTATCCTATGAGGTGGAGTTATATGATTTACAGGCGGATATCGGGGATACCATTCAGATCGCAGACAACAGATATCAAGAAAAAATATACCTGTCTGCCAGAGTGCAGGAAGTACAGAATCATTACACGGTTGTCGGAGAAGATACCGGGAAACTTGCTAATTATACATTAATGGAATCCAAGAAGACGCAGGATGTCGATGCCATCATGAAAGAGCTGCAAGGCAAGATTGTATCTGTGGATCACAGCGAAGTAAGTTATCAGGTCGGAGATTCCGGGACAGAACCACCAGAAGGAGAATGGAGCTCCGAGCCAGTATCTGCAGAGTCGGGAAAATATCTCTGGACTAGAACAATTACCTATTATACGAACGGCAGTAGCAACACCGCTTACTCGGTTGCGAAGAGTGGAACTAACGGAGAGCCGGGAGAGGATGGTTATTCCCCGACCGTGGACATCGATAAGAAAGATGGTGAGACTACGATTACAGTAACAGATAAGAACGGTGCGAAATCTGAAACTATCAAAGATGGGACTCCGGGCAAGGATGGAGATTCCGGAATCATTGTGTCTGAGACGGCGCCGGAAAATCCAGAGGTGAATCAGTTATGGACGACTGGATCAAAACAGCCGATTAAAAGATGGGATGGAAAAGAGTGGGTACTGTATTACATCGCCATTGAAAATCTTGATGTTGAGACGCTGAGTGCCATTACTGCGAAACTTGGAACAGTAACTGCAGGAATCATACAGAGTGAAGATGAGCAGTTCGTAATTAATACCCTTGAACAGTTGATTTCATTATATTCCAAGACAAATGGCTACACCCTCGATATGGAACGTGGTGAGTTACGATTTGGTGGAATGGATTACTCGACCGGATACCAATTGCCAACGATACTATCGCCTATCGGGTGGTTTGGAGATGTGAACGGGGACAGGGCCAGGTATTTTCTTCGGCACAAGTCTGATGATGTATATGTCGGATTGACTAAAGACTATTTTACAAATTGCCAGGAACTTCCAATCTACAAGACACTCAAGGATTACAAGACTACAAAGCGGAATATCAACCGGATGGAAGCCGGAACAAAAGTTGTACAGATCAGTTCTGGTGACCCCACATCAGTAGCGGTTCTAACTAGCGCAGAGCTAAATACTCTGTTGGACGTGGACGATAGTTCAAACAGCAATACAACCGTGTCATTCGTAAATGGTGACGGCTCTGTTCAGACTGTGCATGTGCAAGGAGCGACATATCTGAATGGAGTCTGGTACGCGACGTTGGCATCTGGCGCGAAAGCTGGCTCTATTAGAATTAATTATATGGCTATGTATTTCGGTGAAAGCTCGGGAGCATCTGGAACTATGAAAGCACAGGCTAAGACGGTGACTCCAAGAGTTGCAGAACAAGTAGTTACGCCGGATGAAGGTTATAACTGTCTGTCCAGTGTGACAGTTCGGGAAATCCCGTATACAGAGTCTGATGGAGAATCCGGCGGAACAACTGTCAATATCGGATAGGAGGTGAAAAAGTGGGAATCAACAAGGTAATGTATGGCTCAAAGACGGTCATAGACCTATCGGGCTCTACGGTAGCTCCAGATAAGATGCTGAAAGGAATCATAGGGTATAACGCTGCGGGCGAAGAGGTTATTGGAACACATCAGTGCCAGGCAGGCATCGGTACCGGAACGTATGTATGGGCAATTTACGATACAAAAGAAGAATGGAATTATACATCAAAAAGTTTGACAAGTACATCCTTTCCAGATGGTTATGATAGTACAACATATGTTGGTTGGACTATAACGGATGACGGATATTTTGAATTGAATAGAGGGACAACAAGTGGCGACACATATTATTTGCCGAAAGATTCGGTGGGCAGGAAAGCGAAGAAAATTCTGAGAAAGGGTAGGTACTCGGTTATCAATCCGTATACGGTTATGACAATCAAGGATATGCCAAATACGGTGAAAGGTGACAATCTGCTTGGATATGTATCATCAGACACAGAGGACGCATATCCATTAAAAGGTGTCCAAGATAATAAGTATTATATCCGTATATCTGGTTCAGATGCCGATGTTACAGCAGGTAAGATGCTATCGGGAATTGTTGGTTATACAAACAATGGAAAAGTAACAGGTTCCATTCAGAGCCAGGCTGCACAAACAATAACACCAGGCGCATCAGATAAGACCATAGCGTCTGGAAAGTATCTGTCAGGTACGCAGACAATCAAAGGTGATGCAAATCTGTTAGCGGAAAATATTAAAAACGGTGTATCCATTTTCGGAGTTGTCGGAAGTTTCGCAGGGGGCAGTTCTGGTGGAAGCAAGACAGCACAAGGGACTGTTACGGGTGCAGGCTCAGATCCAGTTACGATAGATACGGGACTTGATAATGTTAGCACTTTTGTGTTATTTTGCCACAAAAGCGCCTCGACAAGTGGAGTGATAAGTGCGGCATATGCAGATGGAACTACAACAGTTGTCGGTGTAAGTTATAGCCAGTACTTTAAGACTGTTGGATATAGTTCGGGGACAATTGCTGTCGAAGGCGGAACGGTTTCGTATACACCAAAAGATAATACGGCAATAACAAAACTAATGCAGGGCGCGGAATATACCTGGATAGCAATAGAATAGGAGGAAAATTATGAGAAAAATGAAAAAAATAATAGCAGTTGTATTAATGGCAGTATTAACACTTGCCTGTGCA